ATACATGTTATAATTATATTATAAAATATTGTAAAAATATAAATTAGAGATGTGTTCATGAGAACCTCCTTTCATATATTTATAGCAAGAAGAGAGTAATGTTTAGTTATTCTCTTTTTGTTTTATAAAAGTCAATAATATTTTATACCTACCCCCATAAGAGTTATAGAAAGGTTGAAATCAAAAAATGAAAATTATCCGACCTGATAAAATGCCAGGACACCGTGCAGCTTATGAAAAGAATAGAAAGAAGATACTATCTACACAAAACATTTGCGGGATTTGTGGGAAGGAAATTGATATGACTTTAAAGACTCCAAATCCATTAGCACCATGTGTAGATCATATAATTCCAGTTGCAAAAGGTGGACATCCAAGTGACATTAATAACTTACAACTAGCACATTGGCAATGTAACAGGCAGAAAAGTGATAAGTTATTTTTGAATATAGAAAAGAAAAAAACAATAGAAATTGGGAACAGAAATTTACCACAGTCAAATGACTGGATAAACTATAAAGAAAAGTGAGATAAAGGGGGCATACCACCCCCTCTCTCGGTCGTCAGCCCTTCACACTGCCGACTGTACAAATTTTCTCACGCGAAAAAAGGAGATTTTAATGGAAAATTATAGAGGAATAAATTATCTAAGAGATAAGTTAAATCAACTACAACAAAGAGTTTCGTTAAGGTATGATTATTACACTATGAAACATAAAATTTCACAAAAAGGTATAACAATTCCACCCGAAATTAGACAGAAATATGAATCAACTTTGGGTTGGTGTAGCAAAGCTGTTGATAATTTAGCAGATAGATTAAGTTTTAAAGAATTTGGGGATGACTATTTTGGAATTAATGAAATTTTCAAAATGAATAATCCAGATGTGTTCTTTGATAGTGCGATTTTAAGTGCATTAATTTCTTCTTGTTGTTTTATTTACATTTCACAAGGAGATGATGAAATTCCAAGATTGCAAGTTATTGAAGGAGACCAAGCTACAGGAATTATAGATCCTATTACAAATTTATTGACAGAAGGTTATGCTATTTTAAATAAAGATGATAATGGGAATGCTACTTTAGAAGCTTATTTTATTCCAGGTAGAACTGATTATTATGTGGAAGGTAAATATGCTTATAGCTATCAAAATAAAGCACCTTATGCACTTTTAGTACCGATTATTTACAGACCGGATGCGAAAAGACCTTTTGGACATAGCAGAATTACCAGAGCATGTATGTATTATCAAAGTTTTGCAAATAGAACATTTGAAAGAGCGGATATTACAGCAGAATTTTATTCTTTCCCTCAAAAATATGTAGTTGGATTGAGCAATGATGCAGAACCAATGGATAGTTGGAAAGCTACAATTTCAAGTATGTTACAGTTTACAAAAGATGAACAAGGAGATAGCCCAAAGCTAGGGCAATTTACAACACCGAGTATGTCTCCATTTACAGAACAATTAAGAACTGCTGCAGCGGGATTCGCAGGAGAAACAGGACTAACTTTAGATGATTTAGGATTTGTAAGTGATAATCCTAGTTCAAGTGAAGCTATAAAAGCAAGTCATGAAACACTAAGAATGTATGCAAGAAAAGCTCAGAAGACTTTTGGAAGTGGATTTTTAAATGTTGGATATCTAGCATGTTGCTTAAGAGATGATTTTGCTTATAGGAGAAATCATTTCTACAATTTGAAACCAAAATGGCAACCAGTATTTGAACCGGATGCTGCAACATTATCAAGTATTGGAGATGGTGCAATAAAGATAAATCAAGCAATACCTGGATTTTTTGATAGCAGAACATTATCTGATTTAACAGGAATTGAAGGGGCAAATAATGAGTAATATTTATAATATCGATGAAATTATAGAAAACATAATAAATCATTTTGATGAAGGATGGAAGCAGAGTAAAGAAATAAAAAAAGCTCTTGAAGTTCTAAAAAAAAACAAAGCAACTTTTAAAAATGCAAATGATTTAGCGACAGAAGTTGGAAATATTTTATCTGAGGTGTTTAAAGATACTATAAAATCAGATATGTTATACAACAAAAAAATGTATCAAGAAATGGCAGAAAAGCTTGTTAATTCAAGTTTTAAAAAGGCTCATGAAGTTATTACAGAATATTCAACTAATGTTATGAAAAATTTGAATAAAACATCAAAAATAAGTGGCAAAATAATTACCCCAAAATTTAATCAAGACAAAGCAGATGGAATTATTGCTAGATTAGTTAGAGATGATTATGATAAAATAAAATGGATATTAGATGAACCTGTAAAAACATTTTGTCAAAGTATTGTGGATGATACTGTAAAAGAAAATGTAAAATATCATGCGGAATTAGGTCTTAGACCTGTAGTAAGAAGAATATCAAGTGGAAAATGTTGTAAGTGGTGTGATAAGATATCAGGAAAATATAATTATCCTGATGTTCCAAAGGATGTGTATAGGAGACATAATCGTTGTAATTGCATTGTTGAATATTTTCCAGGAGATGGAAAGAAACAAGATGTATGGTCGAAAAAAATAACATTTGTAAATAAACCTAAAAAAAGAGATAATAATGTTAAAACAGAAAAAAGAAGAAACGATGAGAAACCTTCTTTAAGAATGAATTTGCGATTGTTTTCTGAAAAAGACATCAAAAAACAAACAATATCTCAATTAGAAAAGGGTATAAAGAATTTAGAAAAGCAAGTTGAAGAACATAAAGAAAAAATAAAACATCCTGAAAAATTTTATTCAGACTGGAATGAGGTTTCAATAGAAATTAGAAGAGGAAGAATAAAACACTGGGAAAAAGAAATATCAAATTTTGAAAAGTCTATTTATGAAAGAAAGAAAGAGATAAGGAGGAAAAATGAAAAATAATGATATAAGTTGGCAATTCAGTGAAGATACTTTGATAAGTATAATTGAAAGAATTGTTCAGAGAAAAACAGAATTAGACAAGGAATTAGATACAAAAACAGATTATAACATAGGTCTTTTAGATGGTTATGCACAATGTATAGATATGATAAAAAATGATTTAGAAGGCAGAGGGTTTAATATTGAAGATTTTGGTATAAAATAATTAAATAACAAAAATGCAACTGTAAAATCTTTATAGTTGCTTTTTTATTGTTAAAAAAAGGATATAATAGATTGGCTAAGAAAAAAATAGGAAATCAAAAACCCACACAGTCTCTAATTTTATCAACAAAAAATAGCGATTACAAAAAAGCTATTGAACTTTATGAGAGAAGCGGAAGAAAATCTCAAAAATGGCAAAATAACTTATTAAAAGCAATTTTAGCAAAGAACAAAAAAGGTCTTTGGGTTCATACTAAATTTGGTTATTCTGTACCTCGTAGAAATGGAAAAAATGAAATTATAGCAATGAGAGAATTATATGGGCTCAATGAAGGGGAACATATAAATCACACTGCTCACAGAACTACAACTTCTCATGCTGCTTGGGAGAGATTACTTAGAATAATATCTCAATCAGGATTTAAAGAAGATATTGACTATACAAGTTTAAGGGCATCTGGTAGAGAAAGAATTGAATTTTTAAAAACAGGAGGAGTAATTGAATTTAGAACAAGAACTTCTACTGGAGGACTTGGAGAAGGTTTTGACCTTTTAGTAATTGATGAAGCTCAAGAATATACTGATGACCAACAAAGTGCTTTAAAATATGTTGTATCAGACAGCAAAAATCCGCAAACAATACTTTGTGGGACACCACCAACTCCCGTTAGTTCCGGAACAGTTTTTACTAATTTAAGAAAAAAAGCTTTAAATGGAGAGACTAAAAACACAGGTTGGGCAGAATGGTCTGTTGAAGAACAGTCTGATCTTTATAACAAAGAATTATGGTATTTAACGAATCCAAGCTTAGGAACAATTCTAACAGAAAGATCTATAGAAGATGAAATTGGAGATGATGAGATAGACTTTAATATCCAAAGATTAGGACTTTGGATAAGATATAATCAAAAGTCTGCAATTTCAAAAATTGATTGGGATAATTTAATTATTAACAAAATTCCTAAATTTAAAGGAAAATTATTTGTAGGAATAAAATATGGAGCGGATGGAACAAATGTTTCAATGAGTATTGCAGTTAAAACAGAAGATGAAAGAATATTTATAGAGAGCATTGATTGCCAGTCTATAAGGAATGGAAATACATGGATAATAAACTTTCTAAAAAAAGCAGATGTTGCAGATATTGTTGTTGATGGGCAATCAGGTCAGAAGATACTTGCAGATGAAATGAAAGAGTTTAAAATAAAAGCACCAATTTTACCGACAGTTAAAGAAGTAATTGTGGCAAATTCTATGTGGGAACAAGGAATATATCAAAATAGTATTTGTCATAACAATCAACCATCACTAACAAAAGTTGTAACTAACTGTGAAAAGAGATTAATTGGAAGCGGAGGTGGATTTGGATATAAATCACAATTTGAAGATAATGACATTTCTTTGATGGATAGTGCATTATTAGCACATTGGATATGCAGTATATCAAAACCCGCAAAAAAACAAAAAATAAGATATTAAAATTAAATAATTGA